GCGGTTGTCAAGTTGGCACTAACTTCTTTCGATACACCAGCGATACCCGCTGCGACGGTTACGCCGTCCCACGCTTTCAAACCACCTGTTGCGTTGTTGATCTGGAGAGGAGTACCGGCAAGAAACGTCTGCGCGGCGTCCTCAATAGGACGGGACATGCGGGGCTGATTCCCCGACACCGTCCCGCGATCCTGAATCAATGCACTTGCCATTGGCACTACCTCCCTTAACTTCGTTTCGTCTTGCTTGTGTTACGTTGAAACTGATTTAGCCGGACCCCGTAAAGCGTCCAAGCCCTTCGCTAAATCCGCTGCCGTTCCCATGTCGCGTCCTGCTGCTGCACCAGCGTTAATGCGTGATGTCTCAGAAGCAGGAACCGTGATATCAGACGCCCCCGGTGTAAACACCGTAATCGCAGGGTCGTGGCCGGCCTGCATCCGTTGACGGTTAATCGCGGCCACTTGCGGACCCAAATCAGCAACGGCTTTCTCACCGCTTACACGGCGGCCAATCGACACATCTGACAGACGCGCCGCGACGTCGTGTTTGTAGCGCAGCGCACCCAGATAAGTCTTGCGGTCGATGACCATCAAAATCAGATCACCATTGATGAACTTAGTTCCGCCTTCCTCACTGTAAGGCGACAGCGTTGCGAAGCCGGGCTTCAAGTCCTTCGCGGTACAATTACGCCAGCCCTGTGCGCGAGCCTGTGCGTAGCGTCGTTTGTCAGTAAATATCCACCGAGGCCACAAATTCGGGTTATTAAGATGCGGTTTGATATCGTTAGCGAAATCCGGCAGCGTCATGGGACGCGCTGAAATATCCTCCCCGAGTTCGTCAGGGACGCGGTACGGATTCCGCTGTTCGGGTGTCATGTCGAGCGGCTTTGTTAGCTCCGGCTGCGCGACCTGTTGCGTTTGATTCGTTAATGTCATTGTCGTTGGCTACCTTTCTGTCTGCCGCTGTGGGACGCTAAAACGCGCATACGAACCTTTTTCACCACGAGCCTCGACACCCAGCTTTTTGCGAGCCAAGTACCTCTCAGGGTCGTATTTGAACTTACGACAAACTTCTTCCTCTTCCGGCGACAGCTTGTCAGTGTCCTCCGGCGGTGGCTCGCTGCCGCGTGACGCAGTCTCGGCGAAGAAATCGGTGTGGTCGGTTTCGGCTTTCTTGATGTCCATTTCGTGTATACCTTTCACGTACATCAGCATGTTGAACCACGTCTGAGGCATCACACGCTGCTCGGGCACCGACTGACCAACAAGCTGCACGATTTCTTGCTCGTACTTCTTGAAGATTTTGAGATCGCGCTCGCCAAGGTTTTGTTGGCAGTACATTTTGGCGGTCATCATGCCGGACATTAAAGCGGTGTTGGCGATTGACTTCGTCTGATCAGCGACAAACTTTTCTGGGTCGATCCACGGCGAAGCCGGTTCTGGCGGTGGCTCGTTAGCGGGAGGCGGTTGATTGGCTTCCAGCATAGCGAGCTTCGCTTTCATCGCTTCGAACTCAGTGGTTTGCGTTGTGAGCCTACCTTCGAGTTCGTCAGCCTTCGCTGCCGCCGCTTCCGCTGCTTCGGCTTTTTTGAGGGCTTTAACAATGTCCTCCGGCGATTTGCCTTTGAGCTCCTCTGGGACATCGTCATCTTGTTTTCCGAATCTGTCTTTCCAGAATGCCATGTTACGACTCCTCTCTCAACCTGAGTAACCAATTCAAAATCTTCAACTGACCCTGCAAATAACCCAAAGGTTGATCACCTGACACAGTTTCAAGGGCTGAGTACACACGCTTGCGTTGCTCGACCAAATAATCAAGGAAGCTTTTACCGTGTTCATCACGCAGCCAAACGTCAGTCTTAGCGTAGTCATACAACGGTTCTGGCTCAAGCTGCGCGGCTTTTTCGTCCGCGGTACGTGGTGGTTCATCTTCGACAAATCGTCCATCTTTAAACATTACTGCACCCTACCCGGCGGCGCTATTTGAGGCATCACTGACGGTGGCACCACTCCCGGTCCCAACTGCGGTTGTTGATCACCTCCCATCTGCGGCGAAGCAGGCGGTTGTTGCTGTTGCGAAGGCTGCGGTGGAGTTATATCGGGTTTGGGAACCAAGCGCTCAACTTCGTCTCGATCAAAGTGTCGCAACACGTCCATCATCAACGTGCGAGCGGCTTCAATAGCTTGACCGACGTACTTTTTGATGGGTTCCGGTGTCATTGGGTTGTTAATAGCTTGCAACATCCCGGCGACACCTTGATGGTATCTGTCCATCACTTGCGTCAGCATCAGATCGGATTGTTTCTCGACCTCACGGTTGACTGACGCAGTCGCCGCATATACAGGCAGCGCCATCTTGCCTTCGGCTATCGCGTCCAGTGCTTGTCTGATTAAGTCGGCGTTTTTACCGAACTTTCGTAGGAGGTCTTCGTTAACACCGAATGAGCCATACTCCAGCGCCAATAATCGTCCGAGACGGGTATGTGCGTACCGGATATCGGTAATATTGAGGTCAGTACGGGTATTTCCTTCCTGCAACAAGGACAGCGTACCCATTGCGGTATAAATCCCGCGTTTAGTATTTGTCCCTGCCCCAGAACCCTGCATAGGTGGAGAAACACCAGAACGTTTTTCAGCCAGCTCCAAAGATAGTCTCTCACTCTCAATCTCCCCCTGCACCGGCATCCCACACTCAAGTGGTTCGATTTCTTTAGCGCCAGTTGTTTGACGTGCTGGAAGCATCGCACCCGGATACGTGCGATAGCCTTTGTGAAGCTTGCTGTCCGGGTCCACCGCCCACATCTTTGTGTTAGCGATGGTCATGTTGTCGCGGCGTTGGTTATGGATTTCACTGATCTCTTCTTGGAACGGCAGCAGGATTTCGCCGAAACCCATTCCATGAAACATGTCATCACGGAAAAACAAGCGCGCGGCCAGATATAGCTCGTCGGGATAGTAGTGATAAAACGACCGTAGGATTTGGTCGCTCTTTTCGTGGTACCACACAATGCAGCGAGCAAAATGGGATACGTCCACGCGGTACATGAAGTGGCATTCGCAAATGTCCCACTCCTCAAAGCCATAACCGGGGACAGTACGCACCAGTGCGTCCATCTCTTTTTGTTGCTGGACCTGCCCAACTTTTGATGTACGATCTGGCTGCGTCAGCACCTCAGTTACAGCCGCTGAGTCGTATAGTCCTCTGAATTGACGCTCTTCGAGCTTAAAACGGTCCAGCTTAATGATGTCGTACTTGAAATCCATGTCCTCGATGCTGGCCGCGTTCATCGGACACTTAAAATTCTCAAACCGAAGTTTTTCAGGCCGCGGGCCTTCATACTTAATTATACGCCGCCAAGCAGTGTTGTCTGACATATCGCCCGCAGGACGTAACTGATCCTCAAAAGACAAAGTCCACGGACACTTGAGTACACCCGTGCCAAGTCGAATGGCTTCGCCAAACCACTCGTGATACACACGATAAAGATCAAGCTCCGACGGTTCCAACCCAACGTAACCTAAAAACTCTTCCAACGCTCCACGCATTCCCGGCGGCGCGGTCGCAGCGAAATCACCTAACTCACGCACGACCCACAAAGGTCGCGTCTTTATAACCGCCGACATAACTCGTGCGAGTAACGTATCGCTATGAATAGCCACCACAGGTACAACAAGATTGCTAGAGTTATGCCAAGGAAACTCGCGTACTGACTCAGCCGGGACCGATTCATATGCTTTGCGCCATTTTATGATGCCGTTCATACCGTGAAGCTCAGAAAGACCAAGACGTAGCGAGGTCACCTTGTCTTTAAGGTAACGCTTCAGCTTGCGTTCGGCCTCGCTACCAGTCTTGAGCTTAAACGGGATGGGTTTGATTGGCATCGGTAACAGTTACAATTTTTCAGTTTTGATCGTCTGTGGGTCGAGTGAGTTCAGTAAATCGGCCATTCCAGACGTAATAGTTTTTACAGCCGACGTGTACAGAGCTTGATTCTTGACTCTCTGGCCTTTCATCAGACCAGAATTAGCAATCACTTGCTGAACCAACGGCGCAGCCGCAGCCAACTTAATTGGACCAGTCTGAGGCGGTAGCGTTACGGTTCCCGATGCCGACGCACCGGCGAATGCTGTTTCAATCATTGTGATTACGTTTGCGACTAGCGTCAAATCGGACTCAACTGATGTCACAACCCCGCTTGCGCTAGGATACGCGCTCGTGATAGCGGCAGCACCTTGACCACCTAACAGTCCGCTCACCACACCAATGACCTTGAGCACTTCAAGGCCAAACGTCTTGAGCCATGTCATTTCTTAGCCTCCGCTTGTACGGCTTGCGCCGCTTGAATTGTACTGGTCTGAACCTGCGCCTCAGTTGAGTGAACATTGAATGCCTTACTAACAACACCAAGTCCAATCAACCCAGCCGCGCCAACGAAGCCCAAAATATGCGTCCAGTACGGTGTAACCGTCACATTCATTGACTGAAGCGACGTCACAACAAGCGCTGGCGCACCGGCCAGAATACCAAACAACGTCGTAAGATAGTTCTTGAGTATCGCGGCTGTCATTTTTTGGGTTTCTCCTTCCCCTTGTGGGGTTTCAAACCCGTGGACGCCACACAGACCGCCCACGGGTTCACTTTGTCGCTGCCTCTGCGGGCCTTGACCTTGGCCACGCAGTCCATCAATTTCTTTGGCACGCGACGCCTCCGATGCTACTTTTTTACCGCTGCGCTCGCGGCTGCCGATGCGACGGGCTGAATCTGGATGCTCGTCAACACGGGCGTCGTGGACGCTGTTACGGTCACTTGTGCCGTGGCCGTGAGAGCGGTTCCTTGTGCGTTGGTCAGACCAGCGGTCAGGTTAGCGGTGCCGACGGCCACACCGGTGACATCCTCGTTAGTGGGTGTCGTCGGATCAGGCGCGATGCTGGCCACACCGGGTTGGTCAATCGACCAGTTCGGCGCGGGCAATGGCTGGGTCCAAAGGTTGCCGTTTTGGTCAAACCCAACGACAGTTACTTGCTGTGTTTGACCTACATTAAGCGTAATAGCGGGTGACAACATTGAATCCTCCTGTGCAATCAGCTTAATGCTGATGCGGGTTAGAATGGGTTTGTGATGTAGTTCGTCTCGGATATCTTCGAGAACGACCAGAATGCCAGCCAAAAGTTTCTTAATGTCTTTTTCGTCGTGGTCAAACATTAAGATCTGCCTCCATAGCCATGAACGTAAGGGCGTCCTACGTTGGCCATTTGTTCCTGATTGCGGGCTAGCAACGCGTAATGCGAAGCGTCGTCCATCGGTTTACGCACGAGCTGCGGTGCATACGCTAGCGCGTCAAGTTGATCGACATACCGGCCGCGTGGAAACGTCTGGTACTCGTTGAGCAAATCAACCTTGTTGTGTGGAAAAAACAAGCGTCCTTGCTCCGCAATCGGCGACAGCACATTGCGTATGCGGAACTCTTTCTTGCGGCTGACCTCGCCGTCACCTAGATCGACCTCACCTTTGAGTTCGTCGATACGCAGTGAGTAGCCTTTGATTTGACACATCGTCATCAAATGGTGAGCGATGTATTTCTGAGCAGCAATGGTTTCAACACCGACTCGCGTCAGACTGAATTTCTTAGCGATCTCAAAGATTTTGTTGTAAAACGTGTCAAACGACGCAGCTTGCGCCCACGACTCTAAGACGTAGTGATTGACTTTGTCATCGCAGCCGCATACCACAATAGCGTGACGACAGCGTCCGCGGCCTTGGTTGCCGCTATGATTGGGGTCCACGATCATCGCTATGTTGAGGGCTGACTGACGTATGTCGGGTAGGACGATGCCGTTTTTGACGTCGAATTCTAGTTTGAAACGAGGACGAAGCGCGTCGTCGTTCCAACGCAGCGTAAAATAGTTCAACCACTCGGTCTTGAAGTCAGCATCCTCCGGCGCGCTAGGGTTGTTAAGGAACTGACAACTAAACTTATAATTACCAAGACGTTGTTTGCGCTTGAGCAGCTTATCAATCGAGAATTCTTCAGGAAAAATGGGAGTGTCAGGAGGATGTTGGTCACAGCAGCCGCCCAGCGCTGAGTGTGACTGAAAACGAAAACCACCATCACCCTGCGTAGTCTCAGCCTCATTCTCGCGTAGAAACGAGTTCAGGTCTGAGTAACCCCAACGGTTACCGATTACGAGTTCGTCGAGTTCGTGATTGGGGTCTTCAGCTTCAAAAATACCGATCAACAACTGATGGTAGTCAATGGCTTTGTCCATCAACGCTTGTGACTCAGCCTCTTTGATACCAATCAAGTCGTCTTCGATGACGATGCCATTGTAATGTCGAGATTGAACCGCCGAGCCCACTCCAAGAAAATCAAACGTTCCCTCACCGTGAGCACCGCCGGAGCCTGCTGTTGGACGTTTGACATGTAACGAATAGTCGGTCCAGGTGCAGGAAGTGTCCGGGAGGGTTTCGGGGAAGAGTGCTCTGTAGATTGAGTTGCTTTCAAAATGCCACCTTATCTTTTTGCCTAGCTTTGCGGCGTTAGTGATATTCCCACTAACAAGAAGATTGCGAGAATTAGGATTGTGAGCACGCAGCATCCACCTAACAAATTCTTGCGAGTAACCCATCGTAAAAAAATCGTCGACGTCCTGCTGTGTGATAGGCAGCGCCCGCCACATCGCCAGTCCTTCGGACGCGCATGTGCTTTTGAAATGATCGCGCGGGATTTCGATCACGTCTTTGATGTGCTCTCGCTCAAACGACCGACAGAGCATCAAATGCAACGACTCCGTCAGCCGCTTTCTGCGGAGCGCGTTACGTATGAAATAGAACAACGAGCCAAGACTATTCAAACGCATTGTGCGAAGCACATCACGTTCATTAGTCAAACCCGCTAGCGGTAATGTGCGATACAGTTCCACGTTTACTCAGTGTAAACCGTTACCACTCCACTCGAAAGAGTGTCAAGTATGAGACCCTCAATCCACCCAACTTTGACGGTTCGTACTTCCTCAAGGTCGGTTGCGGCTGTTGGTGACCATTTAATCTTGCCATTGCGATCTTTTAAAACACAAGTCGCGGCGGCTGCATAGCCTGTCCACTCAAAATGAGCCACCTTGATCTCAGACGGCCACAGCAGTCCGGGTTGCTGCATGGCAGGCGTGCCGGGGACATATGCCACCGGTGTGTCTAGCCGCCACTGACGTGAGGATAAGTCGTTTGCCATATCTATGCCTCCGCTGGCTTCACGGGCGCTATGCGTTGTTTTTCAAGAATTTGGTGTGTGATATCGGCATCGGTCACGGCTGATGCAAGTGTTGACGCTTCTAAGACCGGGGTGCCGGCCTGCAACGGATTGACAGTCGGGTGTGATGCCTTAGCAAATTGACGCCGAGGGTCACGGTCAAGGACTTCCAACGCGGCCTTCATGTCGCGTTTTTTCATGACACCCTCAATCAGCACCTTCATGGCCTCAGGTACGACCTCCTCGACTTCCTCGGCCAAGTCCTGTCGTTTGACGTCCATTTCAGCCCGCTTGTCGAGACG